TCACTTATAGGTACTTTTACCAATGCCCTTACTTTATCATAGTATTTTTGTGCTTCTATTAATAGCCATCTTTTAGCAGTATCTTGATCTATAACATCACCTTGTTGCACTTTTCTATTTTCGTCCCAATTATAACCAGATCCATATCCAACAGTCCACTGTTTATAATCCCAAAAAGCAACTGGATCAAATTTTTCTAAACCGCCAATAAAATTAAAAAATTGATCACTCAATAAACCAAAGCTTGTATTTGTCAAACTTTTAGCAATTTTGTTTCTAAACATATATATAATAATTAAAGCAGCACCGATACCCAGTGCTATTTTTTTATTCTTAGTCATTATTTTGTATTTGAAGCGTCCGAAGCACTAGCACCTAGTAAAAAGGTACTAATAGTAGCTACTAATTGACCAGCAGTTTGTACTTTACCAGTTCCAGATGTAGCGAAATATCCACCAATGGCAGCCAATAAACCGAAAATTGTAGTTTTAGCGTTTTTCATTGTCTTTGAGTTTTTTAATTTTTTGAATATTATATACAATAGTAGTAACACCAGAGATAATACCTATACCCATTAATCCAATTTTAGTCATTTGTTCAATGTCTAACATACTGGCAATATAAGCCAGTGCAGTTAATGCAGTCCCCCTAATGCTCGTCATATCGTAATTATTGTGCGTCATTATCTTTTGTTAGTTCAGTAGCAATTAAATTAAAAGCATTTGATACTTGTAAAACAGCTTCCACTTGTTTAAATAGTCCAGCTTTCAAACTTTCATCAATTACTACTTTAATTAATTGTAGTGCCTCTTGTTTTTCTTTCATAGTTGTATTTTTAAAGGTTAAAAAAGTTATACCAAAGTTAAGTTTAATTTACCAGCACCCCAAGAATAAGCATAATAATTACTATCTGGACTTGTTGAATATGCTTGATAGTCAAATCCGTCCATTGTTAAATTTCCGTCTGCTAATTGAATATTAGTACTTGAAAATAATTGATAATAAAAAGTTGCGCTTGTACTTAGATTATCGCTAATGCTTACCATATTAAATATAGTAGCTTGTATCATTTGACCGTTGTACCATATAGATACTGGTTGGATTTGTTTCATATTTTAAGATATTTTTAAAACTCTATAATTCATTGTTATATTTGGACTTGTTCCAGTTTGTTTTACTTGTATGTTTAATCCAGATAATTGGATAGTAACTAATGCACTACTATATGAATTTAAAAAAACTGCATTTGATCCACCAGCAGTTAATATAGTACCACCACAACCCCATTGAGTAACATCTTGACCGTCTAAACTTAATTCAAATATATAAACACCACCTACACTGCTTTGCATTGTGTAAATAGTTTGAAAAGAATTAAATGTTACACTTACAGTATTATTTTCTGTAAATAAAGAAGTACCTTTTAAAGTACCAGTCGCATTAATTTGTCCTTGTACTGTTAAAGTTGAACTTATATTTGCAGTACCATTAACGGCTAATTTGTAACCAGCGTCAGTTGTAGTGCCTATAAGTACATTGCCACCAAAATAACTTAAAGCAGTACCTAAATGATAATTAGCAAAAGTATTTGCAGCAGCAACCATATTAGTATAAAAACCATAGTTACCAATACTACTTCCAGAGGCGTCACCCAACATACCAATATTTAACCCCCCAGCGTGAGTAGCAGTAGCATATCCTCGTACACCTATTGCAGATCCAGTATCAGCACTTGCATTTACTTCTCCGTCACCTTGCACACCAGCAGAACGAGTACCACCATTTGTATAACCAGCTCCATATACACCAACACCCCAACGTGTACTATCACCACTATTTGCTAAAGCAGTACCAGTAACACCAATATTTAAAGTATGGGCTTCAGCTGGACTTGTTAAACCAGCATAAAATTGTGTATTTGGAAATTGACTTGTTATATACTGTGATCCTACGGCTAATCTGCTTGGAATACCAGCACTACCATTATTATCAATAAATCTAACATTTCCTTGTCCGTCTGCTAAAACTACATTATTTGCTAAAGTAGTACTACCAGCATAATTTCCTAAAATAGTATTATAATTTCCAGTAGTTATATTAATACCAGATTGATAACCTACAAAAGTATTGTCCGATCCAGAACTTATACTATTACCAGATTGATAACCAATAGCAGTATTTCTATTAGCATTGCTATTAGTTAATGATTGACTACCAATAGCTGTATTTCCAAGACCAGTAGAATTAATATTTAAAGCAACATTTCCTACTGCTGTATTTGCTTGACCATTTGTGTCAAATTGTAAAGCACCATAACCAACAGCAGTATTTCCACCACCAGTTGTTACAGCATTTAAAGTACTTGTACCTAAACCAGTATTTTGTGCTATATTATTATTTCCAGTACCTATATTAATACCTTGTACGCTTATTGCGTTTGTAGTTGTATTTCCGTTTGTTGTAACTTGTTGCAAAGTTCCAGTAGTACCAGCACCAGCGTCAGCAATTAGCGTCCACGCACTTCCAGTATCTTCATATATAGCACCAGTATCAGTAGATATGAATACACGACCAGCATAACCAAATGTAGGACGGTTAGCAAATACATCACTGTAAAATGCTGGAGTTCCTTTTTGATTTAATATATTATTTTTTAGACCTAATGCCATTTATTTTGTTTTATAGGTTTAAATATCTTTTTCTAGCTATTACCACGTTATTTCCAGTAGTACTAGATCCAAAACTTACAAAATATCTTTGTTTTGTATTTTCGCCAGTGTTACCAGAAACTTCAAATTGTTGGTTTGGTTGCAATGTAATAACGTTATTTATAGTTACAGTACTCGTACCATAATTAATAAATACATAGCCATTAGCATTATCACCGCCTACATATTGACTTGTATCAACTGTATAAAAGTCAATTTCATAATTTAATAAACTTACATTTACTTGGCTCATATTATATTGTATTTGGTACTATTCCTATTTTTTTCCTTATTCCATTGATTACATATTTTATATTATAATCTGCTGACTGAACTTGAGTTTGCACCATACTTGTATCTGGAGCAACTGTATTAACTGGTGCAACTACTGCTGGTGATACTTGTTTATTTTTAAAGTACCAATAAATACCTAATCCAGCTAAAACCCAAAGCATTAAGTTATCTTGATCCTTTTTTTTATTTTTCTTTGCCATATTATTGTTTTTATAAGTATTCATCTTTTAATGCAGATTTAGGAGTTAAGTTAATATTATCAATATTAACTGCACTTTCTTGCATATTATTAGATAAACCACCACCACTTGTAAATGTATTAAACATATCGGTAACTGGAGTATAATCTGCATTAACAGCAGATTGTACTGGTTGATCATAAACTGGTTGAGTACTAATATATGTTTGATCTACTGGAGTAGAATAGACTGGTTCAGTACTTACATATGTTTGATCTACTGGTGCAGTGTAAACTGGTTGAGTACTTACAATAGTTTGATCTACTGGTGCAGTATAAACTGGTTCATTCCTTGCAATAGTTTGATCCAATGTAGTACTTGGAACTACATTAGGAACAGTTGTTGTTGTTGTTGCTGGTGGCAAAGACTTGTTTTTCATAAACCAGTAAATGCCTAACCCAGCCGCTACTAATAATAATATAGTACTATCGTTTTTCTTTTCCATTTTATGCAGTTATTACGTCAGTAGCAAGTACATATGCTGGCAGTCCATATTGAAAACTATCACCATATACAACGCTATAAACACCGTTATTAAATCCTGTTACCGTCATACCAGCACCAGCATAGTCATAAGTAAAAATTACATTTTTATTAACATCAAATAATTTAGTGCCTACTTTACTATATACTTGTTGAGTTCCAGTAGGTGCATCTACTTGACCTACTAAAACTTGACCAGCAACAGTAGATTTTTTCTTAAAGCTGCTAAATAGTAAAAAAGCACCAGCTAACAAACCTATTTTAATTAATATGTCTTTTTTCATTTTTTCATTGATTTAACTATTGAGGGCAAAATAATTGCTATAACTGCTGCACCAACTATATAAGGTAAATATGTATCTAAATAATAACCTACAACACCTTTTTTTTCTATTGCAGCTGCTTTTTGTTCATCTGCAATTTTTTGTAATATATTAGGTAAATCTGGAACATCTAATTTACCAGTTTCTTGTAATACATATACTGGAGTCTGGTTATCATAGTCTGCTTTGGTTAAATATATTAACCAATATATTTCACCATTATTACCTTGAAACCAGCTATAAATATTACCAATTCTTTCACCAGCAGTAAAAGTTCTAGCAACATTTTTAAACGTCCAATCTAAAGCATTTACATTTGCCTTAGCATATAGATCGTGATTTACTACTTTATCTGCTGTTACAGTTGCCATTATTAAAGGTTAAAAAAGTTATAGCATTGCAAGTAAAGATTTTAATTGCACAGTACTCATTTGATCTAATTTTCTCAAATGTTCTACTGTAACCCCTTTACTCATTAAACTATTTAAAATTATTATTGCTTCGTTTTCGTTTGCGTTATCTATTCCAGCTAATCCAGTTGCTACTGTTTCATTTGGTTTAACACCAGCAAAATTACCTAACATAGTAGTTAAACCAGATATAAGTAAATTTTGAACGTGTGGACTATTTAATAAGTTACCTATAACGCCTTTATCTTCTTCCACTTCTTCTTCTTCTTCTAATTCGTCTTGGTTTAATTTAGTCAATATAGCATTTAGTGTTTCTTCCATTTTGCTATTATAATTCATTCCAGACATTCTTTGCATAGTATAATCTACTTTTTCAAGTTCGGACGGACGGCAAACTAAACTTCCATAAATAGGAGTCTTATCTGTGATATAACCAGCTTTATCTTTTTTAGGGTGCAACTTAATAATCAATAGATCATTTACGCCATTTTGTTCAATAGCATATAAATCACTTTCTAATTTACTTCTTCCAGCTTCACTATCATCATCATTCCAAGAAAAAAGTAACTGTTTACGGTTTACCCAAACGGAGTAATAAGGACTGGTTGCGTTTCGGTCAAACCAGTCCATTATTCCACTCGTTCCAGTTACCATAGCTTTTTCAATTGCCATAGTATTTGTTTTTAAAAGTTGTAGTAAACCCCAAATGAATAAGCCACGTTTGTTGTAGCTAATGCACTAGGTAAACTAATATAAGACTTAGTCCAGCTAATTGTCAAACCGTTAATAGCTGGTAATTCAAATGTATAAGGATCTGGAGTAGCACCAGTAACCATATTATTCAATGAAATCAATGGCAAACTATAAATAAGCTGTTGATCACCTTGATATAAGGTTAAAAATGACTTTTTCAAATCTGCTGTTGTAACTGGAGTAGATCCAGTTAAAGGAGTTGCAGTAATTGATCCAGCAGTATAAACTTGAATAGCAGAAATTTTGGCATTTCGAAGCTGGGGAACGTCAGGAAATTGGAACCTTGTTAAGGTCGATCCGTTTGGAACGCTGACTTCAATAGCTTCAAATCTTTCAATGCGTATCATATTTATTAATTAATAAATTTAAAAATAATGGGGGATTTAACCGTCCCCCAGCGGTCAGCGTTTAGACTTCGCAAAAGTATTATTTTACAGAAGTAACGTTTTGTGCTAACAATCCGTAGAAAATAGTAGCTACATATGTATTACTATCAATTGCACTTGGTGCAGCTGGTAAATTCAAAGTAGCGTTAATGTTACTAGCACCATTTAATACTAAGTTTGGTTCACAAACTTGTTGTGCGTATTCGTCCATACTAACTTGATCAATAGCAAACTGTGCTGGTGAAGTTGCAGAAGCAGCATTGAAGTTTGTATTTTGTTGTTGTTGAGGAATATCTAAATGTTGTAATAAAGACCACTTAGGTAATACGTTTTGGTTATTTACTTGGATAGAGAAAAATCCATTGTAAAAGTTATATAACTGTGCAGCACCAGTTGGGAACGCTGTTAAGTTTGGATAAGTGTAATTCTTAGCAGATCCAGTAGTTGAACTACCAGATACTAATAAAAATTGAATTGAACTTACCACAAACATATCTTGCAATTGTAGGCGATTTTCGCGAACGGTCGGAGTATTGCCATTTTGAGTCTGGTTAACTAAAATAGGTACTTGATAAGATGCAGAAGATGTAGTTAATAAACTTTCACTTCTTAAAAAAGATGGAGTTAACACAGCGTGAGATGCGTCATATCCTAATTGATTGATCAACGTCTTAGCATTTTCAAACACTAATCTTGATCCTACTTGACTATATGCCATTTTTATTTATTTTATATTTTAATTAATAAAGGTTAAAAAAGTTAATTAACAAGCTTCCATAATAGCTGCGTTCTTAATACCAGCGATATAAGTACCAGCTGAAGCACCTTGATAACCAGCAATATTTCTAACTGGCTTATTACCGTAGTAATTTGCACCAATACCAGAAATTAAACCAGTTACTTTAACTAAATTAATTGCACCAACAGCTACCATACCAGAACCTAATTTGGCACCAGTATCACCTTTGATGAATTTAGGAGTTAAAATACCTAAAGCAATTGGTAATGCTCCAGATATAATGTTTTTTGTATTAGCACTCATAGTAGCTGATTTATCCAACATTGGACCAACTAACTTTTGATTGATAATTGTTGCTAATACTGCACCACCAGCAATATATGCTGCTGAAGCTACGCTTCCACCAATACCGTGCATAGCACTATGGCGGCGGCGGCGTGTTTTATGGTGGCTTTTTTTAGCGTGATGTTTTCTTCTTGCCATTTTGTTTGTTTTTTTTGTTTGAGAAAAAATTTGTTATTAAATATGTTTTTTTAATTGTACTATATGTGTTTTAGTTTCTTTTATCAATTCCATATATCTTTTTCTATCTTTTTTTAATTGATCAACATAATTTTTATGCCAACCCATACTTTTAGAAACTGAAATAGAATGTTTTACTCTATCTAAACTTGTTATATATTCATTCAATCTGTTTAATTCACTTTTAACAGCATTTAAAGTATGTGCACTTAATTTACCAACATTTCCCATATGTGCTTTTTGAACACTTACAGCTTTTTTAATAGATTTTAATACTGCTTTTTCAGTTGGCTTTCTTTTAGTAGCAGTTTTTTTAATTGCTTTCTTTTTAATAACACCTACTTTTTTAACTGTTCCTATTTTTCTACCGTGTTTTTTAATCCACTCACTCCAAGTTGTTACTGACCAATTACCAGTATAAACTGGTGGAACTGGATATTCCCAATTTTTATATTTAGAATTAATTGTTTTAGAAACTTGCATTTGCTTTTTAAATGCTTTATTTGGATCTACTTTACCTACTGCTTTTTTCTTAGCAGCTTTCTTTTTTACAGCGTGTTTTTTTCCTATTGGTGATTTTCCTTTATGCTTACTTGCATAAATTGCTGAAGCTTGTGCTACTGCTTTTTTCCATTCTATTTTTGGACTTTTTTTACGAATAGCTTTTGCTTCTTTTATAATACTTTGTAAAGCTGTCATTTTTTTATTTTTTCTTTAATAATAATATTAAACCTATACCAATTGCTCCATATAATACCCAATTTACTGTGCCACTTGTAGCACTTGTAAATAAATTAGATACTGTTTGTGCTGGAGTAGCATTATAATTAATTTCAGTTTGAGTAAACATAGCTTTCTTATAATCTCTACTAGCTTGGTTTACATCAGTTGCACCTTGAGCAGCACTAACCAAATAATTATTAAAATATACTTTTGCGTCTGGAGTTAATGTTTGATAATCGTTAGGATAGTTTAATCTATACCAATCAACTAATTCACTAGCACTTACATCTTTTGCCCTATGATTTATTTTATTATCACCAGCAATAACTTGAATTAATCTATTATAAGGATCTGCAACTGCTAATTTTGGTTTCAAATTAGCTATAAAATCTCTGGCATCTGCTGCTGGGTGGCTAGTCCACTGGTTCCATAAATCACTAACAAATGCCGCTGAAGCTAAAACAGCTGCTACATCTGCTGCTGGATCTACGCCGCCTTTGCTAACAGCATTAAATACAGTTAAACCAGCACTAGGTGCAGTTTGTGCCAAAGCACCTACTTTATTTGCTATTTTATTAATGTTATACATTATTTTTTCTTACTTAATAAAAAATAAGCAGCTAAACCAGCGGCACCCAATAATAATACAGTATTAGTACTAATGCCAGTGCTAGTTGTTGGAGTTTTTAATAAATTAGGATTAATAGCAGAACTACCACTTCCACCAGCAGTATAACCGCCAGTATTAGTTTTATTAAATGCTTTCAAAATACTTTCAGCATTTGATCCAAAAATATTTTGGAACCAACTAGTGCCAGTGCTTAAGCTTGTAGATTGTGATACTGGAGTACCAGAACTATCTAATATTTCAGCTCCACCACTATAATTTACTAAATTTCCATATTGATCATATCCAGTAGGCACTGTTGTATCTACTTGAGTATAATAACTAAAATCATTTTGTGGTAAACTTGGATCATTAGTAGATATATCTATACTAGAATAATCTATTGTATCATCACCTATTGTTTTTTTAATACCAGACATTGCTACTAGTGCCATATTTTTTATCTTTTTATCTTTAAAATAGTACGGTTGTTTTTTTTCATCAAATTGATCTAATACTGGATCAATCCAATATTCTACACCATTTTCTTTTATTACTGAAAAAACGTGCTGTGGAGTTTTATCAAATGCATCATATGAAGCAAAACGATAATCCACATCAAATTTTTTGCCAGTGTTTCTTCTATATGCGTCCATCACACCATTTGCAAAAGTTGCATATCCTTTGCAGTCAATTCCTATCATATTACTTGCTAAAATAGCAGCTGGACTTCTAAGGATCTGCATTTTTTCTGGCTCAATAGTGTACTTAAATTCATCTTTTAAAAATTGCCATACATTATATGCAGTTTCTTCTACACTTCCACCATCAAAAAAACGATAAATTTTATCGTATTCATTTTGATATTTATAATGGTTTTTTATCAAAGCATCTATAATATCAGTAGTATCTTGATTACCTACAATAATTTCCCTTTTGCCTAAAAACGGGCTTACTTTTCCAATTAAAACTTGTCTATTAACCATTTGTAGGATAGCCAAAATTTAAAGGTAAACTAATATAATCCACCATTATTGTTCCAGTAAACTTATAATTGAAATTAGTAGTTTGATATTTATCTAATAATGCAGCTACACCAGTATATGATAATGTAACTGGAATTTTTAAAAGACTAGATCCAGTTTGTAAAGTTGTTGGAGTAATACCTAAAACAGTTCCAACAGTTTGACCATCTACAACTAGATCACCTTTTATTGTTTGTATTTCTGCTGTTACTGGAGTTGGGTTATTAACTTGAACTACTAAATTAACACTTGGATTAGTTAATGACATATTACTAAAATCCAAGTCTTTAAAAAATACGCTAAACGTTTGGCTTAGAACGTATTTTTCATAAAGAATATATCCTACAACTAAAGCTGGAAAAATCCACCACTTTTTACCCATAAAATTAAGATTAGCATAAAATTACGAAAAAAAACGTACAAAAAAGCATTTTTGCAACTATTTTTAAAATGTGGATAAAATGTAGGGATAAATATGCAATGTTACGAAAGTAAAAATGTATTTTTGGCTCGTTAGCCGAGCAAAAATACATTTCATATACCCCTAAAATTATATGTTAATATCTAACTTTTTTCACCTTTAAATAAATATATTTGGATATTTATTTGGCAGTTTGAAAAAGTTTAATAAATTGCACTGGTAAATATTTTACTGACATAAAATAAACCCAATGCAAAAAAACTTATCTAGCACCTCTGCTGTGCTGCTTGAAATCAAGCGACTAACTGAAAAACGTGATTATTTACGTTTACTATGTTCCCTAACAAATTACAAAGATTGTGCAATGATCTTTACAGCTTCTCATAAATTTGAGGGAAGCACGTTTCAAAGTGTTAGGCAAGAAGATTTTCCCTTTGATATGGCACAAGAATTTAGAATGTTATTAGAAGATGCTATTGCAAATTATAATAGTGATCTAGCTTCATTAAATCAACACTTAAAAAATATATAATGAAAATAATATATTATTTAACACATTACAGAATATTTGCAGTTGGAAATGAATTTGTTGTTGAATTAGATAATAGTTTCCATAAAACTTTAACCAGTGCAAAAGCACATATTGACTATTTAACAAAATAAACCTATGAAGTACGCTTTAACAAATGCTTTCCCAGCTACACCGATGCAAGACAAATTTGGGCAAATTGTTTTTCCTACTGCTGGACTTTCTAAATTGGAATATTATAGTTTAGAATTATATAAAACATATTGCACTATTGCTGGTGATCAATTAGGGGAATTAGAAGCAAACGTGATAATGAATACATCTATACACGATGCTATGGAATTAATTACTTTATTAGAACTAAAAACTAAACACCTACAAGATGAACAAACTAATACTATGGCTATTATTGAACCGTAATGGTCAAAGCCTATTAATTATTATAATTGCTTTATATATAGCTGGACTGCTACAAAATTGGTAAATGGAACAAAATACTGACAAAAACCTTACAATTACCGAACTACTAGCAAAGCGAAAATATAACCCAGATTACGTTCCAAATAAAGAAGATATTGTTTTTACAATAGGAAATCCAGCAAGAAATTGCGGATCATTAAGCAATTTTTTGACACTAAGCGGATTACCGAAAGCTGGAAAGTCGAGTTTTATTGCTGCAATAGTAGCTAGTGCCTTTGTGCCATATGATATTTTTACTATGAAATTACATATGCCAAAGGATCGTAAAAAAATATGCTATTTTGATACTGAAAGCAGTGATTACGATTTTTATAGACAAATTAATAAAATAAAAGGTTTTGCCGAACTTTCTGTTTTACCAGACTGGTTTAATGCTTATCAAGTTCGGGAAGATGGATCTGGAATAATTAGAAAAATGATTGAAGCATATCTAGTTGAAAATCCAGATTGCAGCGTAATTATTATTGATGGTTTATTAGATTTACTTGTTAATTATAATGATGAAAGGGAAAGTAGCTTATTAACTAAATGGTTAAAAAAAATAACTAAAGTTTATAACGTACTTTTAATAACTGTATTACACCAGTCTAAAAGTAATCTTAGTACTACTGGTCATATAGGATCTGCAAGTGATCGTTTTGCTCAATCTACACTAGATATAGTAAAAGACAAAGACCGAAATTGCTATGTACTAACTAGTAGATTTATGAGAAGTGATATGGATTTTGAACCTATAACTTTAATGAATTTTAATGGAGTATTCCAGCAAGTAGAAACTGAAGTAAAAAAAGAAGCTGGAAAAAAAGCAAGTGATTTAAGTGATATAGAAAGCAAAGCACTATGCAATACAATAGTATCTATTCCTACAAATTATAATGATATTAGTGATGAGATTATAGAACGTACTGCAACCAGTAAAAGCTATGCAAAAAATCTAATTAAAATATGGATACAAAAAAGCTGGATATTAAAAGGTGCAGATAACAAATATTTTACACGATAACTTTTTTAACCTTTAATAAAACAATATGACACCAAAAGAAAAAGCAAAAGAATTAATGTTAAAATATGAAAAATATTTTAATAATATTTATACAAATTTTAAAGCTCAACGATGTGCATTAATTGCAGTAGATGAAATATTAAAAATGAAAAATACAAATACTTATAATTATTTAACTGAAAATAAAGAACAATTAATAGTTCAATTAGCAGATAGTTATTGGTTGGAAGTTAAAAAAGAAATAGAAAAATTATGAAAATACTTAAACAATTATATTTAATATTTATATTAGTACCTTATGCTATTATATTTGGTATTATTATAGCAATCACAACATTTATCGAGCATATAATACAACAAAGCAAAATAAGATGAAAATAATTTTAATTATATTGGTATATGAAATTGTAAAAAATATATTCTGGTATGTAATTAGAAAAATGCACTAATGGTTAGTTATGTCAGTAAAAAAAAGCAGCCTATCTTTTTTAAAGGATAGACTGCTTACTGACTAATAAACCCTACAAGGATTTAACTTTTTTCAGCACAAATATATAAAAAAATGACAAACAAAACCAAAATCTATTTAATTATTCAACAGCGAAAAATTGTTAGTTTACAAGATTTATATGATATAACTAATATGGATCGTATGAAAGTATTAAAAGCAGTCAGTCATTTGTGTTTAGGACGTAAAATAAAGGCTTTTAGTGATGGCACTGGTAGATACTTTAAAATAATAGATAAACCCCTATAAAATGCCTAAAAATCTATTTACTGCTATTGTATTTATGCAAGATATTAACCAGCAGCCTAGAAAGTACCGTAATATATCTAATCTTAATTCATTTAGATTATTTGCAGAAAGTATAAATGCTGCTTATTATAACTTATATAGTAAATCTACTAAACTTTTCGTAGAAAGGATATACATAAAAAAAGGGGAATAGACATTCCCCTCGCTTTAACTTGCAAAACCATTGATCTATAACACCTATGAAAGAAACAATTTTTTTTCTGCTGCACGTCTATTAACTAAACCAGTTTTCTTTACTGGTGGATTACCAGCATATACCCACCTATCAAACTGTGCAGCAACGGTTGCATCATCTGCACCGCTATTTAATAACTTTAATAAAGTACTATCAGCTAATGCTCCTATTCCCTCATTATAAGCAAATGAAGATAAAGCTATTAATTGATTATCACTTATAGGTACTTTTACCAATGCCCTTACTTTATCATAGTATTTTTGTGCTTCTATTAATAGCCATCTTTTAGCAGTATCTTGATCTATAACATCACCTTGTTGCACTTTTCTATTTTCG